CCAGCGTCGAAGGGATTGCGGACGAGGGTCATGGGGGATGCTCCGGGGGAATGAGGGGGATCAGACGCCGTCGCGGGCGATGATGCCTGCGGCAGCCAGCTGGCCGATCTTGGTGGTGATCTTGGCGCCGTCATCGACGGTGGCGTCGTAGGCGAGCGCTGCGCGCGAGACGATTGCGGGGCCACGGGCGACGACGATGCCGGTGGCGTCGGCCAGCGTCGCATCGACGGCATAGAGGAGGACGGCCGTGGCGGTCTGCGCGCCGTCGGTGCCGCCGCTGGTCGCGAGCTTGTACTTGCCGCTGGCGGTGATGCGGCCGAGGACAGCGCCCACGGGGTAGGGCGTGCCCGCGAGCAGCGTCACCACCTCGCGGGTGTAGTTCGGGTTGACCTCGTATTTGAGGATGTCGCCCATGCTGGGCGGTTCCGTCAGGACGGGCATGGTTCAGTCTCCGGGATGTTGGTGGGGGGGCGTTCGATCCGTGCGGTGCGCGTCAGCGCGAGGCGGCCGCCGATTTCTTCGCGGCCGCCACGATGGGGCTTTCCTTCGCGCCTGCCGCCGGGGCGGTGGCGATGATGCCCGCGGCATCGCTGCGGGCGGCGAGATCGGCCAGGACCTTCGAACGCAGGGCTTCGGGCTTCACGCCCTTGGCGACCGCATCGGCAGCGTCGATCTGGATGCCGAGGCGCGCGGCCTGTGCGCAGACCTGCGCAACCTCTGCCGCCTCGGCCCGGATCGCTTCGGGCGACATCGCGGCCGCCGTGGTTTGCGGCGGCGCGCTTGCCGCGGGCGGGGCCGGTTCCGGCGGGGTGCTGGCAACAGGCGCGGCTGCAGGCTGCGCATGGTCTTCGGGGGCGGTGGTCATCATCGGGCCCTTTCCCTTGGGGTTGGATTTGAGGGTGGATGTGCCGCGGGGTGCGGCGGCGAAAGCGTGAAAGGCGGTGACGGGATCGGCCACCTCGTCGGCGAGACCGGCGAAAACCGCCGAATCGCCGCGGAAGACGGCGGCCTCGGTGCCGAGCGCGCGTTGGGTGTCGAGGCGGCGCCCGCGACCTTCGGCGACGGTTGCGGCGAAGAGCTGGCGCAGGTCTTCCAACTCGCCCGCAATCCGGTCGCGCACGGCCTCTGGCAGGGGCTGGTAAGGGTTCGCATCGACCTTGCGCGCGCCTGCATGGAGCAGCGTGACCGCGATGCCCTTCTGGTCCAGCGCCCCGCTCATGTCGCTGTGCATGGCCACGACGCCGATGCTGCCGACGGTGCCGGTGCGGGGCAGGATGATGCGGTCGGCCTGGGAGGCCAGCGCATAGGCGGCCGAGAGGGCGTGATCGGCGACGAAGGCCTGCACGGGCTTGACCTGACGCGCGGCTCTGAGGCGGTCGGCGAGGTCGAAGGCACCTGCGACTTCGCCGCCGAAGCTGTCGATGTCGAGGGCAATGCCACGAATGGCGGGGTCGGAGATTGCCGCCTGCAGCTGGGCGGCGATGCCCTCATAGGAGGTCAGGCCGGAGGATTGCCCGATCCAGGCGCCGCGATGCACTAGAGTGCCCGCGATTTCGATGACTGCGATCCCGTCCACGACAGCAAAGGGCTGGCCACCATTCCGCGCTTGTCGGTTGGTCAGGTCGTCGCCGAAGAGGGAGGCCCGGGCGGGCAGGCTGGCTGCATCCCGATCTTCTGTCGCGATTTCCAAACCCTCGATGCTGATCTCCCGCCCCGTGATCCGGGGGCCAAGCCCGGTCAGGAAGGCCAGCGCCTTGGCAGGGTCGATCATCAGCGGCGTGTTGAAGACGCGCTGGGCGATCTGGGTGTGATGCATCATCCTTCCTCCGCGGGCCGTGGTTCCCGGTCCTCACCCTCGTCATTCTCTCGCTGGTCCTGCTTGTCAGGGGCCGTTTCGCTGCCCTGATCGTCGCTGCCGCTGCCGCTGCCGCTGCCGCTGCCGCTGCCGCTGCCGCTGCCGCTGCCGCTGCCGCTGCCGGCCGCCTGCGCCGGGGATCCCGGCCGCCGGAAGTCGAGACCCAGTTCGGCCTCGCGTTTGCGTTCCGCAGCGATTTCGCGGTCCACCTGCTCTGCGTCGTAGCCGCGCTCGGCGATGGCCTGCGTGCGGGATTTGAGACCCGCCTCGATCTGCAGGATCTCGGCCGCGGCATCCTTGGCTGGGTCGATCCAGTCCCATTTCGTGGGGAGCCAGTCGCAGGCGAGGTATGCGCGCCGGTCGGTGGCAAAGCCCGGCAGGTCGATGGCGCCCGCCAGCACAGCCATGTCCATCCAGCGCGTCCAGACCGCGCGGCAAAGCTGATAGACCATCACCGAATGCTGGAAGGCCGAGATCCGGCGGCGGAAGTCGACGAGGGCGATCCGGGTGTTCGAGAAGTTGCCCTTGGCGGTGTCCCCGGTCAGATAACCATAGGGCACGCCCAGCGCGGCGCCGATCTGCAGGAGCGTGCGGTACTGGAAGGGCTCATAGGTGCTGCCAGAGTCCGGGGTGGACGGCGTGGTGACATCCTCACCGGGATCGAGCCGCACCACCTGGCCGGGTTCGACCTCGAGGTCGTCCTCGGCCGGATCGAGGGCGGTTTCCGGGGCGGGCGAGGTGATGAACATCGCGAACATCGCCGCAGTCTTCTTCCGCTCCAATTCCGCATCGTCGTAGAGATCGAGGGTGAAGAGCTTCACCACCGCCGCGGCGAAGCGCGACACCCCGCGCAGCTGGCCCGCCTCGACCGGGTCCAGAATGTGGATCACCTCGGAGGCGGGCACGCGCACCGTCTCACCCACCAGCCCCGGGTCGGTACTGTCCCCCGGATGGCGGCGCAGGAAGTGGTAGGCCACGCGGCGGCCGATCCCGTCGAACTCGATGCCCTGCCGGATCGATCCCGCACCCGGAAGGACGCGGGTCATGTCCTGGGGCAGCATCTCCGAGGGGAGCATCTGCAGCTGCATCGGCACGGTCAGCCCGTCCTCCGGCCGCCGCGTGCGGATGCGCAGGAAGACCTCGCCCGCCAGGAACACTTCTCGCGCGGCCCGGCGCTGGAGGCCGAAGAAGTCGGTCAGCCCCTCGGCATCGGCCTCGTCGGTCCAGGCAAGCCACAGTCTCTGCAGTTCCTCCTTCTTTGCCGCGTCCGCGATCTTCGACGAGGGCTTGATGCCGTCGCCGACGACATGGTTGGCGAAGGCATCGACGGCGTTCGCAGCATAGCCGTTGTTCCGCACCAGCCAGCGCGCACGGGCGGTGATCGTCTCTCCCGAGGCGGCGATCAACGTGTTCACATGCGCCCGGGTGGCGCGGAACCCGCGCATGCGGCGGTGGGACTGCGCGGCATCAAACCCGCCGATGATGGACCCGAGGCGGGCGCGGAAGGCGTCGAGAACCATGGTCACAGACCCTTCGTCGCGACCGTGCCCCAGCGGCGGCGCCGAGGTGTGGCCGAGGTGGTGGCGATCCGGCCCTCCAAGTCGCGGATCGCCGCCGCCAGTTCCGCGTCCGAGCCATAGGTCACGGTCTTGCCGTCGTAGCTGATGCTGCGCAGCCCGGCGAAGCGGGCTTCCTGCAGCGCGGTCAGCAGGGCCTGCATGCGTTCAAGGTCCATCAGTCCCTCATGAAGTTCGGGGTGTTGGCCCGCCGTTTCCGGCGCGGCGTGGTCAGGGTTCCGGCCTTGGGCTGGGCCGGATCGGGTGGTGGTACGTCCGTCGCGACGGCTACCGGCATGCGCGTTTCCACGCCCGCCTGCGCCTCGAGCCGCCGCCAGGTCGCCTCGTCCCACCGGTCGGCGCCGAGGATCCACGCCGCGGCGCGGGCATAGACCCGGCAGTCCAGCGCCTCGTTCCGCTCGCGCATCTTCTGCCATTCCTGATGGGCATAGCCGCGCTTGTTGCGGATCGTGACCAGCTGCTCGGCCACCAGTTGCTTCAGCCATTCGGTGTCGGCCCAGCCGGGCAGGTGGATGGTGCCGGGGGCGTCGAGCACCCCCGTGGCGCGGTCCTCATCCGACGGGCGTTCGATCCGCAGGAACCGGTAGGTCTCCGCCTTGAAGGTCGCTGTGGCCACCGACCAGAGCCGCGCGCCGCGGCGCAGGCGCTTCCCGCCAATGGTGGCGTCGACAAAGGTCGGGCCAGAAACAGGAGCCGCCCGGTTGAAGCCCTCAAGCCCCTTCAGCGGCGCTACCTGTTCGAACCCGACCTTGCGCGACCAGGCATAGACCGCCGCGGCCTCGTAACCGGTGTCGATGCCAAGCCGTGCCACGGTCATGAAGGCGCCGTTGGCGTGCTGCCAGCTGCGCCCTAGCAAGGCGGTCAGCTTGTCCCATGCGGCGGGATCGTCGGGGCCGCCCGGGATTACAATGTGGTCGACAAGCCAGCTTTCCATGCCCCGGCCCCAGGCCCAGATATCAACCTCGATCCGGTCCCTCTGCACATCGGCCCCGGCAGAGAGGAACAGCCCCGCCATGGGGACCGTGCTCGGCTTCCATGCCTCGCGCCGATCCGCCAGCCGCTGCCATTCTGAACCGCCCCGGGTTTACCGGAGGGCAAAACTCTCGGAGAATTGCCCGTTATGGAACAGACATCAAAGAAGAAGACCGCGAAGCCGTATTCACCTGAGTTCCGCGAACGCGCGGTGCGGCTGGTGG